TAAGTAATGTGAACCTTGTTGACCATCAAGCAAATCAGCGTCCAAACCACTTGCCGCCCCATCAACTGTTTTAATAGCAGTGAGGATTTCAGCCGCAGTCTGATCAGCAGTAGCACCAGTCTCAATGCCATCAAGTTTTGTTCCGTCAGTAGCAATATCACGACCATCGACTGTTCCAGTAAGTGTTAGATCACCATAAACCTGGATTCCACCGCTTAGAGTAGACAATTTTTCCGCATTATTATGGTATAACGAAATCTGAGAGTTTTCTGTAGACCTGATGAGAGTTTCGTCATTAACACCCTTCATATAGATTCTTTGAGAAGCCTTAATAATAAGGTCGCCCGTGCCAGTATCCTCGATTATGCTGTCAGAGCCATCGTGATAAATTTTTAGATCATCATCAGCTCCAAAGAGAGCTTTGTTGTTGTCGCCGAATGATACGTCACCAGTAAATGATGCGCCAGTAAGCATAGCTGCACCTGCAGAGGTTACATTGTCTGTATCCGTTACATCTGCATTAATTTCAATTCCAGATAACTTAGTGATTTCTGCGGCAGTTGTAAACTTATTAGTCGTAGATGTATCGTCTATATCATCAGCATCAAGTGTTACAACACCGTTTTTACCAGCAACAGAAGTTACGAGGTTTGTGTCATCAAGAAGGTCAGAAAGGTCTAATGTAAATGTAGTAGCATCATCTCTTGTAAACGTAACAACACCTGATACAGAGTTTAATGTTCCGCTTGCAATAGCTCGTGAATCCTCATCGAGATATGCGCTCAAATCGATATTAGTTGTTGTGCCATTTTCATCAGTGTAATCAAGCGAATTACTATTCAATGCAATGCTTGTAACTGTTTCAGATTGTAAAGCGGAATCAGCTAAAGCACCTTGTGCTGCTGTAGCATAATCTGAAGAATCAAATGCTTTTACTTGTGCAAGATTAGTGACTTCTGAATCCATTAAAGCACCAGCCGCAGTCACATTAGCTGTGTCTGTTACATCGGCTGAAGCCTCAATGCCAGCCAGTTTAGTAACAGCAGCATCATCGAATGCATTGGTATCAGCTTCAGCTTCATAAGCTGTTTTAATCTCAGCACCAGTCTGATCAGCAGTAGCACCAGATTCGATGCCAGCCAGCTTCGAGATGTCACCAGCAGTTGTAAATTTATTTGTTGTTGCAGAATCAGAAATATCATCAGCATCAAGAACAACCGCACCAGTCTGGGTGTTAACACTATCTACCGCGCCACCCACATCAGAAGCCGCTATTCTAGCATCTACTCTAGCATCAGTATAATAAAGGTTTGTGCCTTCAGTAATATTTGTTGTGCTAAACTCGGTGAAGTCAATTGAAATTGCTCCGCCGCTTACTGTAATCCCTGTTCCACCAGAAAGATATGAATCAATCTCAGCATCTACTCTAGCGTTTGTGTAATAAAGATTACTAGAACCTTCTGTAATATCGTCAGTATCGCCTGTTATGTTAGCCATGTCAGCACGAAGAAGTTCAAAACCTCCTGTCGTTGCACCATCATGGACGTGAATACTATCATTTGTTGTGTTTACAGTGATTTCACCAACTACGCCTGTAAAGGAACCGTGCCCTGTATTATCACCACGTCTTAATTGAACTTGTGTTGCCATTACGTCAATGTCCCCCAGTCATCTTGGTCTTCAATAATTGTGTCAGTAATAGACCCAAAGTCACCTGTTGGTATAACAGTTTCTGTGAGGTTAGCAATAATTTTAACCGTTCCTCCGACACGCATATATATTTTATTGTCAGCCGTGTTTACAGCCAACTCTCCGTCATCGAGATCGCTTGTCGTTGGTATTGCGGCAGAAGTATTACTTCTTTTTGGCTTTATTACTGTTGTCATCTTCTACTTCTTCTTGAGTCCAATCGCTAGACTTAACGCTTGTCTCTTGGTTTGCTTGTTTCAAAAGAGTTATTTCTTCAGTCGCAAGACTCAATTTAGCTTTTAACAGGACATTTTCCTGATTAATTTCATTTAATTTTCCAGATAACATATCAACGTATCTCTGAACCAATTTTTCATCCATAATATTCTCCATTTTAAATAATGGGGGGAGGAAATCCTCCCCCCTCTATACTATTTATTAGTATGTTCCACCGTCGATTGTAGCAGCTGCCAAGCGAGTATCGAAGGCAGAGTTGAAACGAGAGTCAGTGTAATAAAGGTTAGTTGAACCTTCAGACAAATCATCAGTGTCATGGTTTGACAAAGAAGAAACTGTTCCAGTTACGTTACCTTCAAGGTTTGCAACCAAAGTAGCAACAGCATAACCAGTTGCTGCTGTATCAACTGTTGTAGTTGGAACTGTTTGTGAATCTTTAAAGAGTTTCCATTTACCGCTGTCTGAAGCATCACGGAACAGACCTGAATAAAGGTCTTGCGAACCAGTTGTATCATACAAACCATAGAAACCAAGGTCAACAGAATCAGAAGCGTTATTACCAGAACCAATTGAGAACAATGGGTCAGTAACTTCCAAGTTAGTTGTAGCAACTGTAGTTGTTGTTCCGTTTACAGTCAAGTTACCAGCAATTGTTACATCATCTGGCAAACCAATTTTGATTTTGTTATCTGAAACAGCAGTTGTTACTTCGTTTGTTGTTCCTTCAAAAGTAATTGTTTCACCGCCAGCGACAGTATCAGTTGTTCCACTGTCAGCCGTAATGTTAAACGATGTAGCAATTGCCTGAGTTGAAACCGCAGTTACAAGACCTTTAGCATTCACTGTAACAACAGGAACAGCAGTTGTTGAACCAAAAGAGCCAACGTCTGAGTTAACAGTTGCGAGTGTAGCTGTGCCTGTTACGTTTCCTGTTCCATCAAAAGAACCTGATGTGTAAGAAATGTCACCAGAAGCAGAAATTGTGCGACCAGTTTCAAGAGCAGTTGCTGTAGCGGCATTACCAGTTGTAGAACCAGAAGAACCACTTACGTTACCAGTTACGTCACCTGTTACGTCAGCAGTAACCGAGTTAAATGTTACGTCAGCAGATGTAGCAACATCCTGACCAATGCTAATTGAATCAGCACCTACAGTAACACCAGTGCCAGCACCGACATTCAGAGTAACATCACCAGTAGTTCCGCCACCAGTAAGACCAGAGCCAGCAACAACAGATTCAATATCGCCAGCATCGTTAGTGAAGCTGATAACACCAGTTGAGCTATTATAGCTAATGTCGCCAGTTGCGCTAATTGAGCTACGGGCACGAGCAGTTGTAAAGTATTCATTAGTTGAACCTTCACTTACTGAGTCAGTGTCGAAAGAAATATTTGCCGTGCCGTCAAAGCTAACACCGTTAATTGTACGAGCAGTTTCAAGAGCAGTTGCAGATGAAGCAGTACCAGTAAGGTCGGCAGTAATTGTACCTGCACTAAAGTTACCTGAACCGTCACGCTTTACAATAGCGGATGCTGTGTTGGCGTTTGTTGCGGCATCAACTAATGCCGTGTAATATTTACCACCAATAGCATGAATAGCAGGTGAACCGCTTTCCGTTGCTTCAATATATAACTTGGCACCTGCGCCGTCGTTACTATCATCCATTGCATAGGCGAGTTCTGCTAATGCAAGGTCTGTGGTAGTTGGGGCTGTTATCGCCGTGGAGCGTTTAATTTGAATAGTTGTAGCCATTTTTTTATCCTTAATGGTTTTTTGTTTTTAAAATTTATAATTGGTTAGTTAAAAAGTTCCGCCGTCTAATGATAACGTTGAAATTGCTTCATCAACTTGTGTATCAACTGTATCGGCAATAGATGTAGCAACCCATTTTTTTGTGTCTGCATTATAAACTATAGTTACCCCAGAAACAAGCCCAGCACTTCCTTCACTTGTATCGATATTTCCAACATTATCTTCTAGGTTACCGACTTTAATTCTTGAGGCGGCAGAGACAGAGGTTACAACTGCTCCAGGCTGACTGACAACAGTTTTGGCTCTTTGACCGGATGTAGTTACCTTTATGTTTTCTGACATTATCGTGTTACCTCAGGTGTTACTGTTACTATGCCCTCCAGAACTCTTAGTGTTTCAGTTGCCCCGGATGATTCTGCTTCTAAATCATATACATATCTTCCTGCTTTTAATGCAGATGTTTGTGCCGCAGTCAATGTCATTGTTATTTCACCCCCTGTATCGTCATGTACAACCGTAAAGGCTGTATAAGTACTAGTGTAATAACTTTTACGAATTTGCGCTCTCACAGTGTAACCTGTAAGGTCTTTTGCCGACCCATCAAGATTAGTCATATTGATTGTAAGACTATAATTGGTACCTTGGTCTAATACTATATTTTGAATCGTAGCCATTGTATTGCCCTATGTTTTTATTATTTATAAGAAAAGAAAGTTAAATGAGAACACTACTAACTCTGAAATATGGAAACAAATACACCGCAGAGGATGTAAATAAAATTTATCAGGATACCGGCGGTGAATATAATTATGTTTGTTTGACTGATGACCCTATAGGACTACATGAAGATATAAAAGTGTTACCTGTTAATGCTGAATATGGGCATTGGAACAAAGTATTGATGCTTGGATTAAAAGATTTGGGGGATGTATTGTATTTAGACTTAGATGTCCATATACAAAAAAATATAGTTGACATATGGAATCAAATAAGTTATATTCCAACTATATGCTATACTTATTGGAAACCTAAAAATTTTCCTACATCTAGAGGTGAAAGCATACCTGAAATGAACTATTTGGGCAATTTTAATTCAAGTGTAATGTTATGGCAAAGTGGCACATGCGAAAATATAGTAAATGGGTTTTTAAAGCACGAAGACTATTATATGGTTAAATATTGTGGTGGTGATGATAGATTTTTTTGGCATGAACATTACCCTATGAAAGTTTTTTCTCAGGGATTAATATATTCTTTTGTATATGGCGCAGATTATGAAACAGATAAAGAGAATTTTAAATACAGACCCGAGTATAATATAGCATTACTTAATGGGCAAGACCAGTTTCCAGAGGCGAAACAAAAATATAATGATGCACTTTCTATGCATAAAATGGGGTGATAAGTATTCTGCTGAGTATGTAAATAAACTATATGGCATGATAGATGCAAATTATGTCAATCAGTTTAAATTAATATGCTTTACAGATGAACCTGAAAATATTAGAGATGAGGTAACAGTTATACCTATCCCTGATATTGAACCCCTACATCCTAAATACTGGTTTGGTAAAGAGAATTATTGCTGGGACCGTTCTAAATTTATTTTATTTAATGCCTCTGAGTGGTTACAAACTGAGGGTCCTTTCTGTTATTTTGATTTAGATATTATCATACAGAACAGCATTGATGAATTTTATGAGTTAGCATTTACTCCCCATATGCTTAGACCTCATTGGCAACCAAAAGACCAATTAAAGATGCGCTCCTTCCAAAACATAAGGGGAACATATTATAATTCAAGTTGTATGCTTTGGTGGAATGACCAGCCTAAAAAGATATATGATGATGTATTACAAAATTCAGATGTAGTATTTAAAGCATTTTATAAAGGTACAGATAACTATCACGAATGGAGAAGACCCAGCGGCGCAAAATTTTGGAAATTTTTACCTGAAGATTATTATTACTCTTACAATTATTGTGATACTGATTATGATGCTAAACTAGCTCTGTTCAATCAAAATGTATATGCTGGACATACAGGAATTAGTATTGAGGAGTTAGAAGATAATATTCTACTCAATCACTGGCATGGTAAGTATGACATGTATAAAGACTTACCGACTCGTGCTATCGTTGAATTGACAAACAAACACAATGATACGGGTAATGACTTTAATAAAATTTTCTTGGGTGATGATGAACTAAAATTAAGCGATATAAAATCTATTTTTGAAGACTATAAACTTGAATGGGTAACTTTTCTATTTACGCTATCTGACCCTCGTAAAGCAATTGACTTTTATGAAATATGTGAATGGTTTGAGAAAAGAGGTACTAAAGTTTCAATACCCGACCCCTGTTTTGAAGAACCCACTAAAGAGCAGAGGCAACTTGCAGAGGATAGTAAAGAAAACAAACCAGTTACATACGAGACATTAAAACAGTTTAAACATGCTATTGAATATAGAAATACCCAAGAAGAAGTTAAAACTGTAGTAGATTGTGAAGCTAGAAATAACAGTCATATCTATATTAATGCGTCTGGTAATATTTTCCCTTGTTCTTATATAGCAAGAGATTTGACCGAAAACAAACTTTATCCTTATCACCCTATTGACTATCCTTATAATTGGAAGTATAATAATGCTACTAAATACAATATAGAAGATATAATTTATAATAATGATTTTGAAAATATGAATGATGCTTTGAAGAAAGACCCATTAAGCATTTGTAAAGTGAAGTGTGGACGATGCGTGTAAACTATATCTGCTGTAAGTGGGGAACAAAGTATGGACCACACTTTGTAAACCGACTGAAGAATATGGCTAAACGTCATACTCGAGAACAATTTGATTTTCATTTTTATTGTTATACAGATAATGCAGAAGGTTTAGACTCAGATGTTAATGTTATTCCTTTTCCTGATATTCCTAATATTCATCCTAAGTATTGGTTTGGCCTCGACGATTTTAAGTATGGCATGGCAAGGTGTTGGGATCGCCCTAAAACTTTTGTGTTTAATACTCATAATTTTGCTGATGACAAACCTCATGGGCGTTTTATCTTCTTAGACTTAGACGTTATTATACAGAACGACCTTACTCCTATAATTACTTATAATATGGAACAGCCTACTAAGATGCGCTCTTGGTGGCAAGACCCTTCTCCTATGAACACTCGCCGCTTCAAACTATCACATGGCGCACATACTAATGGTAGTTGTCAGGTATGGAGTGACGACCAATGTGAGATTATATGGAACGATGTATTAGAGAATCAAGAAAAAATATGGTTCACCTATACCGATGGTACTGACAATTATCACTCTTGGCGATGGAGAGAGTTGTGGGATTACTTCCCTAGCTGGATGGCATATTCATATAACCGTGGTCGTTCTTGGGATGAAGATGATTTATCTGTAAGCAAATATCGAGATAATTGCATACTCTGTGTGTTCAATGTTGACCTGTTACCCTTTGAGGATGCTTCTAGAGGGCATACAAAGCAAGACGAACTAGCAGACCCTAAGTTACTGGAGCATTGGCAATGATGAGAGGCAAAAATCCAGATACCAAACATCTGGTAAAAAACAATATACCTGAAAATAGTATTGGTGCAGAGATTGGTGTTTGGAAAGCCGAGAGTTCAATGCAGTTTCTCACTAAAGCAAAACATCTACATATGGTTGACCCTTGGAGTTTAAATGTTTACAAAAAAGATGATACCGGATGGGTAAATAGAAGTTTTGAAGAAGTGTTAGAATTTAATTCTATTATGACAGGTAGTAATACTGAAGAAGGTACACAAGAATATTATGAAAAAGTCTATAGGGAAGTATGTGATAAAGTAAAAGATTATCCAGCAACAATATACAGAGAAACTTCAGATGAATGGTTTGCACATTTTGATGAACAAATAGATTGGATTTATATTGATGGTGACCATACATATGAAGGTTGTTATAGTGATTTAGAAAACGCATTAAAGATAACAACAGACATAATTTTCTGTGATGATTATATGGTAGCTCAACATGAAGGGGTTAGATTTGCCATTGATGATTTTTGTTTAAAATATAATCTCACACCTGTTCAACTATACCAAAATCAATGTATGATAAAACTATGAACATTTATACTGTAAAATGGGGAACAAAATACAGCGCAGAATATGTAAATAAAATCTGCATGGATATTGCGGCTGATTTCCCTGAAGCTAATCGTAATGTATATTGTCTTACTGATGACCCAACCGGACTTAATCAATGGGTTACGCCTATTCTTCTACCCAAAAATAATGATTTAGTAAAGTGGTGGAATAAAATGTACTTATTTGATAAATCACTTGTAAATCAACCGGGCGAAAAACTTTTCTTTGACCTTGACATTGTAATTCAACACGACATAACAATGTTCGAGGAGTTTGACCCTGAAAATTGTTTAGGCATTGTAAAAACTTGGTGGCATGATTTAGAAACAATGAAGAAGGAAACACAACATGTTCCACATAAGTTTAGTGACATAAACTCAAGTGTATTGCGCTGGAACGACACATTTGATAATGATAGTCTTTGGGAATATTTTAATAAATACAAAGAGCAAATACTTTGGTATTACAGAGGGATAGATAATTTTCTATGCCATAGACCAGTAGCAAAAATGAAACTGTTTCCTATAGGCTGGGTTTATAGTTTTAATCAAGGATACTTATATCCACAAGATACAGAAAAGCATGTGCATAGAGAAATGCCTTATATATGTTTATTCGATTCAATGGGAAAAAATGAAGATGTTAAAATTTAAAGCATTGATGACTTCAGTAGCACAGCTTATGCTTGTTCCTGCAATTATATTTCTCTGTGTTGCAGACCTGTCTATATTAGGCATTTTTATGTCTATTATATTTTCTTATCTATTTTGTGGATTAGGATTTGTTATTATATCACATAGATATTTTACTCATAGGGCTTTTACCCTATCTAAATGGAAAGAGAGACTTTTTTCTATTTTTGCTGTATTGGGTACATGGGCAAGTCCAGCAGAGTGGGTTGCAATGCACAAACAACATCATTTATATTCTGATACCGAAAATGATGTACATAGTTCAAAGTGGTTAGGTTGGAAAAATGCTTTTTTCTTTTTTCATAAGTATGAAAAAATTCCTTTGAAAAATCTAACTGTTGCTAAGATACTAACAGACCCTTGGCAATATTTTTTATACAAATGGAAATACTTAATTATTTTATTTTATGCTATTTCTATTTACGCTATGTTGGGTACTGACTATCTATTTTATTTATGGATTATCCCGACCGCATATTCATTTATAGGCCAGATAACTGCTATTCTAAATCATAGAGATGGTATGCCAGTTGATAGTGTATGGCAAGATATAATTACGTTTGGTGATGGGTATCATAGTTCACATCATAAAAATCCAAGAGATTACTCAAAAGGATTTTTATTGAAAACTGTGATTGATTTTATTAAGGATTGATATGTTAAATTATAATTTTTTGAACAATTTAAAACATTGGTCAGAGGCTCTATGGAAAATAGAGAAAAATATGAAACACAAACACAATGATTTTCAGGAATCATTGCATGAAAATCATATGGATGCCACTGTATGGCTTGTAGAAGAACTTATTAATAATATTGATAATTGTGCTAGACAGGAAAAATTAAAAGTTCTTATCCTTAACTCATGGTTAGGTATTCCTCTGGTGCCGTTACTTTGTGAGAATATTGATATAGGTGAAATTACATGTGTAGATTTAGATAAAGAATCCTTAGACCTATCTAAAATATTTCATAAACATTATGCACAAGAAAAGTTTGTAAAGTTTAACCATCTTTGTTTAGATGTACCATTTGCATTTGATGAATTAAATAAAGTAGATGCTGACATAGTAATTTCAATCAATACTGAACAAATGTATCCTTTAAAAGAACTTGTAACAAAAAATCCTTTAGCATTGTTTGCGTGTCAAAATTCTAATGTAATTGAAGAAATGTATGGTATAAACTGTGTACAATCAACAGAAGAATTGAAAGAACAAATTGGATTAGATGAGTTATATTGTGAGGGTACAAAAACACAAACATATCACTCTTGGGACGGCCGTAAAGAATATGATAGATTTATGGTGATAGGTTCTAAGTAGAAATATCTTCTATCATCATTTCCCACATGTCTTTGTTGGGAATGACAAACCCTAATGTTATCCTAGGACCCCCGCCTGCACAGTGCCAGAAAGGGTCTTCCTTTCCTCCATAATAACCTACTTTTGCTGACCATCCTTCAGGGTCAGACATTTTTATTATTTCATTACTTTCTTTATCAAGATAGCTGAACCAACCATTACCTGCATTATAATTAATAAGAATATTATAACCCGGAACATCCCAGTTACAATGCCAACCCATAAAACCATCTTCTGGGTAATAAACATGTACAGCACTAAACATTGCACCGAGATATTTTACTAAATCATCATTTAATTTACTGGATGCATCCTTGTGTTCCTGAGGGCATTTACTACCTGGACCAAAGAATACATTGCGGACTACTTCAGGGGGACCAGCGTGGGCACCTACTGCTTTGTCCATAGGTTTAGACATAACTTCTTTAAGATAGTTGTATGAACAAGAAGATTCTTCCGTATGTTCTCCCACATTATCAATGTATAATTTAGATAAATCTTGCTCAAAAAACCACTTGCGGTAGTCATCAAGAATTTTTATAATATCATTATTGAGATTGATAAACTTCATTTTTATTCAATTCATGCTTATGTATGGTATAGTGGAAAATTACTCTATCAGTATTATCCAATTCACTATCTTTATATCCTATGACAAAATTCCATCTTGCATCGGGGCTGGGAAAGTCTCCCACTTTAACATTATGATTACTATTTGTCAATAGATTCCACATTGTAAAGGTATCCCAATTTCTAACTTGATATGGGTATGGACTGCTATCCCAATTAGGTTCTCTTTGTTTTAAATAATCAGCATACCAATTATCCATTAAATTTTTTGTTTGTTCATTATTTCGGTATAGTAGTAAACCACAATGATAAATCATTTCTTCTGTATCAGATAGTTTTGTTATCTTTGCATTATATGGTCTATTGCGTGTAAAAATAATATCATTATCGCCAATGTGGTCAAACACATTTGATATATCTTCATGTTCTATTAGTGTATCACAATCTAAATATAATGTCAAGTCATAAGGTGTTTGCGACAATGCCCATAGCTTTGCTCTAATATGGTTAGGAACCCCATCTGTAATTATGTTATCAAAGATTTTATAATCTTCACCCTCTACCCATTCTTCATGAGTAAATAATGTAATTTTCGCTTCAGGGTAAAAATCTAATAATGATTCTGCTGATTTCTTAGCGGCATAATAATATGCTTTATTTACCGATGCAACATAAAGATAACCATTATTGCTCATCTTTATCTAATTCTTTCTGAATCAGAATAGTTGTATATGCTTGAATTTCTAAGGGAGTTTTAGATTTTCGAATCAGTTTTTTTAATTCTTTATTTTCTGAATTCTTAACAATATCAATCTCAAACGCTTCCAATTTCATATTAAAAAGAACTTCTTGTTTTTGCCGCATTAACTGTGCTTCAGCTTGTTCTTTTTCTCTTACATTATTTTTTTCACGTTGTTCTTGATGACTTGCAGTTCTCGCATCTAAGTCATCAAGTCCATATTCAGCAATAACCGCATCATAATCAATGTTAACCCCACCCTCAGATTCTGGACCAGCGACAATATGTGCAATCAAATATTGCCCATCAGATTGCAACATCTCACATACGATATGCCGATTTTCTTTGTTCTGCCAAATAGGATTTCTGTATTTTTTAAGCTCGTCAGCCATAATATAACCTCATAATATAATTAATAGTTGTAATAGTATTTATGCAATTCTAACGAATAACTTTTTCGACTCTTGTGTGGATGACGTAGAAATAATAGTTACTCCGGCATAGTAACCTATATATGTGCCAGAATAAGAACCTGTATATGTACCACTATAAAAGCCAGTGTATGTGCCTGCAAAATCTGAGTTAAATGTACCATTCAAAAAGCCCCCGAAGAAGCGTTGGAATGAACCAGTATAGTAACCAGTATAGTTACCAGCATATGCACCTGTATAATTACCAGTATATGAGCCAGTATATGAACCAGCGTAGGCATAAGAAGCAGTATTTTTTAATTGGTCAGTGAGTGTTTCACCCATCTGTTGCCAAGTACCAGTTCCAGGAGCCGCCGTATCAACAACATATTTACCGATATTGTTAGCGGCGATACGATTGCGGAAACGACCTTCTAATGCTTGAATTTCTGTATCGCTAAATTCTTTAAAGCCAGCATCACTTCCAGTTACTTTAACAATTGTTCTGTTTGTTGTAGTTGAAGGGACAGTCGTAGCGGCAGTTTTTTGCCAAAGAGTCTTAGTTACATCTGTGTTATCAACCTGTGTGTCTGTGATAGTTCCTCTTGATGTCCAAGTTCCACCTGCTGGAGCTGACCCTGAGAGGTAGTATTGACCGCAAGTATTTGCATCTTGGTCAACCATTGCTTTAATACAAGGATCAATAATTTCTGAATCAATTTGAGCGTCAGTTGACTCATAGATACTTCCATTACTGTCGAGTCTAATT